ACGAGGAGGTCTTTAAAAAGAAAATGAAGCAGACGTCATGCGCGTCTTGCAATAAGAATATGTATATTGAATTATTGAAGGTCTACGAATCTTCATGCGAAACAGAATCAGATGGCACACAGACAAGCAAATAAGAACATAAACACAAGCGACGACTTCTTGTTAATCTCAAGACACAAGAACGTTATCAAGATACAGTCGCACAACAACGACTCCCCGAATATCATATTAGACTTAGCCGTAGCAAACAAGCCTTTCTTGGAATTGCTTAGGGCTGTTTTAAAATCAGTTGATGAACATCAAGAAAACCAAAAGACCGATAGGCCAACTCCAGACGGATCCGCACAACCCGCGAAGTCTGAACAAGGAGAAGTACAAGAAGCTGAAGTCCTCGATTGAGGCATTCCCCGAAATGTTATCTGTTCGCCCTTTAGTGGTAGCGGACGGTTATGTGTTGGGCGGTAATATGCGACTACTTGTCCTTAAAGAATTAGGATACCGAGAGGTTGACGTTATAGACGTTAGCGATTGGACGAAAGCACAGCGCGACGAGTTCATGATTAAAGACAATCTAAGCTTTGGAGATTGGGATTGGGATATACTTGCTAACGAATGGGACGTTACTGACTTAAATGAATGGGGGCTTGATTTATGGGAAGAAGAAGAACCAACAAAAGAAAAGCCTAAAAAGCCAAGTATTAAAATTGAGTTTGAAGAAGAAGATTACGACATTGCTTTTGATATTATATCTAACTTAAAAGACGAAGACAAGTATGTCGGCGGAGTTATATTAGAAGCATTAAGAAAAGTAACAAATGGCACACAATAAAAAGGAATTTTTAGAAGCTTTGGAGCGTTCACTTGGAGTAGTAAGCACAGCCGCTAAAGCGTGCAACATATCAAGACGCACGCACTACCGTTGGTTAGAAGAAGACGAAGAATACAAAGATGCGGTCAAGGACATACAAGAAAGCGCGATAGACTTTGCAGAGAGTTCACTACATCAGCAAATCAAAAACAAGATACCGAGTAGCACTATCTTCTATCTAAAGACTAAAGGCAAGCACCGAGGCTATGTAGAGAAGCAAGAAATAGAAGTAAACGAACCGAAGCCGTTCAAATGGTTTGACGATGAATAATATAATAGAACAAAAAAAGCTAACCGAATTAGAGGTGTTGCAAATTGTGAATCAATGGTACACTAATGGTATGTACCCCGATATATTACAAAACGAAGACGGCTTAGATTTAGAAGAAATATGCTTAAATTTAATAGACCTTCTTGAAGCAACCGAGTACATATTACCACGTTAAAAAGTCCAAGGCCAAGATACAAGTCCACCAAGGCGGCACTCGATCCGGCAAGACGTACTCAATCTGTCAGAGCCTTATCGAACTATGCTACAAGAACAGAAGTGCCGGAACGGTTATAACAATAGTCCGCAAGACATTTCCTGCACTTAGGTCGTCAGTAATGCGCGACTTCTTTGACATACTCACACAAGGCGGACACTACAAAGAAGAACACCACAACAAGAGCCAAGCGACCTATACACTATTTGGCAACCTTATCGAGTTTATAAGCGCAGACCAACCGCAAAAGTTAAGAGGTCGTAAGCGTCATATTCTATACATTAACGAGGCCAACGAACTAAGCCTTGAAGATTGGCGTCAGCTTATCTTGAGAACAACGGACAAGACGTTGATAGACTTTAACCCGTCCGACCAATACCACTGGATATACGACCAAGTTTTAGAGCGCGACGACGTAGACTTCTTCAAGACGACATACAAAGACAACCCGTTCCTTGAGCAGTCCGTTATTGACGAGATTGAACGATTCAAAGAAACGGATGCTAACTATTGGCGTATCTATGGTCTTGGCGAGCGCGGAGTTAATACAGCCGCAGTATTTCCACAATGGCAAGTAGCGGAAGCAATACCGGAACGCGCAAAGCTTGTTGCGTATGGAATGGACTGGGGGTTCACGAACGATCCGACCGCGCTTGTGTCAGTATGGTTGGAGGACTATTCTTTGTATATTAAAGAACACCTATACAAGACAGGCATGACTAACCACGACATAAGCAAAGAACTAACGGCACTAAACTTAGACCGCACACCGATTATTTGCGATAGTGCCGAACCGAAGTCAATTGAAGAACTACACCGCTTCGGGCATAACGTGAAGCCCTCTAAGAAAGGGCCGGACAGTATTCGTCTTGGTATTGACATAATGAAACGCCACAAGCTATATATACTTGCAGACTCATTAAACGCACAAAAGGAATTTAGAAACTATCAATGGGAGGTAGACCGTAACGGAACACAGCTATCTAAACCCAAAGACCAAAACAACCACATCGTCGACGCCGTGAGGTACGTTTGCATTAACCGCATAGGCGCACCTTATTCAGGCAAATATTATATATCATAATGAACATATCACTCGTCAAATACCACGCACAATTTATCCCTTTTCCCACAATAACTATTGCGTGGGACTACACATTAGACATCACCTTTGCGTGGGGATTGTGGGGCATTAACCTCGAAATAAAACACTAATGCAAATAACCGTACCCGACTCTATGGCCGACATAACGGTCAAACAATACAAAGCAATAGCAGACCTTACAGTTGAGGAAGGAAGCACCGAATGGTTAGCGAAATCCATTGGTATCTTTTGCAACCTTACGCCGGACTTAGTAGCCAAGCTTACAGTTCAAGAACTTGAAAGGATAAGCAAAATAGTTCAAAAAATTAACGATCCGGAGGAAAACAACCAAGAACTTGTAAAGAAGATTGACTACAAGGGGGAGCGTTATGGCTTCGACCCTAACCTATCAAAGCTAACCGTCGGCGAGTTTGCAGACTTAGAAACCTACTGCGCCGGAGGCTTCTTTGAAAACATAAATGAAATAATGGGCATACTATACAGACCTATTAAAATTGAAGGGGGGAACTTTTACTCAATAGAAGAATACACCGGCGACGTATTGCCGAACCATTGGGACGATTTACCTATGGCAGTTGTATTGGGCGCAACCAATTTTTTTTTGTCTATAGGCGTGAGCTTAACAACCGATTTAGCCAACTCTTTAGTGGAGGAGGAAAAGGAAATCTAATGTCCGACAAGTGGGGGTGGTATGTTATCATCCACGCTTTGGCCGGGGGAGATGCGTTAAAAATTAAAGCCGCAACCGAAATTGAGATAGAATCGGCGTTTACATATTTAGCTTATGAACAAGACAAAAACCGACAAGGCAAGTCCCCTGACGCACAACAATACCGATGAAATCGTACATACAAATAACTGACCTACTCCAAACGATAACCAACGACCACCTTATGCTACAGCATTTTGTAGCCGGCCCTTTGGATCAGGTAGACATAGACAAGCTTGGACAAACGAACTACCCGTTCTTGTATTGTGAGATATTAGGCGCAAACATCGACAACGGCGTTATGAGCTACGACTTAGAGTTGTTGGTAGCTGACATGATTCAAACAGACCTAACAGACCGAAACCAAGTGTACTCTGACACGCTTCAAATGTTGCACGACGTTTTGAATCAATTCATACAATCACTTGCAACGACTAACACAACAGTAGATGACGACTACAAAGTCGAACTGCCTATAAATTGTACACCGTTTACCGTTCGGTTTGATAACGAACTGACGGGTTGGAGTGGTTCATTAACAATAGAGGTATCGAATAAGAACAACCTTTGCATTGCACCCTTTAGTTAATGGCGAAACTTCAATTCACAGTCGGAGGCGTTAACTATCCGGCAACACACACTAAAAAGGCTTTAGAGTTCATCGGTAAGCGATGGCGTAAGAACGCACGAACTTCGCTAAAGATGCAAGACAAGGTGAACACCGGTGCGCTTTACAATTCGATGAAGGTGTTTGTGGGTGCTAATAAACACGCAATGTATATGAATATGACTCCGAAAGTAGACTACTGGGAGTACGTCGATAAGGGTGTGCAAGGTGCTTCCAAGAACATCTTTCGTAAACAATCAGAATCGCCGTTCAAGTTTGGAAGCGGAAGAGGTAAGCCGGGACTACGTAGCGCAATTGACCGTTGGACGGTACAGAAGAACATATCCGGAACAAGGGACGAGAAGGGCCGCTTTGTTCCTCGTCAGTCGATTGTGTTTGCGATAAGCCGCGCAATATGGCATAGGGGCTTAAAGCCTACGCTGTTTATAAGTGGCACTTGGAAGCGTCTACGAGTCAAAGCTCTTAAAATTTTAAACGATGCTGTAACCAAAGACATCGCGGAAGTAATAAAACAATCACTACAAACAAACCCTAATCTCGAAGTAGAATGAGTATGACAGTACAACAAAGGCCGGACACCGCAAACTTACACGGCGTATTCGAACAACTTATGTATGTTATAACAAGCACCGAGCAAGCAAGTGCGTCGAACTTTAAGTTCAGATACATTGCCGACGTGTATGTTGGTGGCGTTATGGTTAGCCGCGTTAAGGTATTTCCGAACACCGCAGGCGCGGGAGTATTTAGGGTGGACAAGTTATTAGTGCCACACTTTAGCACAACCAACGCATACCAAGACACAACCGCCGGCACAGTCGTGCAGACGAACACAATATTCAATACGGGTGGTGTTGGTGGTGCAACAACCAAAGTATTCAGTTCAAGCAACGGCGAAAGCGTGCGACAAATTGAGGTTAAGTTCGGACAAGAATACGCTTCATCAGCAACAGCAAACCCAACGGTTTATCTCAACCAAGTAACCGGCGAATATATCAACCTATTCATGAGCGCAGGACTGACGCGAACACACACATGGGACGCCGGAATTAAGTCCTACACAAGCGACAACCTTTGGACAACGGTACACAATATGGACAGCTTCCGCGATTTGTTTTTGTCGGATCGTCAAACCGCAAATACTCAAGGGTTCACTTCAAACCTTGTCAGTTCTATTTCGCCTATTCTTGTAGAAGTTGAATACAAGCAACCCTATGTTCTCGGATTCTTTAACGACAACACCGCGCCGTTCGGTAGCACTCTAAAAAGCATCTACGTCGCGTTGTACAATTCGTCTAATGTTTTACTTGATTCGCGGAACTTTATACCGGGAACGGATGGCGGTGTAGAAAATACCGCAGTAAGTGCAGACAAAGACAAGCTACAGTTCTTCGGATGCGGGCCGGGTAACTTTGACACTCAAACAGTAGACACGACTTTTAGGGATTTCTTTGTTAACGAACAGGTCGCATACTACGAAGTTTGCGGAGTTACCGGAACAGCTACGACACCAAGCGCAACAGGCGACCTTACAAGCACAGTCTACCGTTTTAACATCAACACTTGCAAAAGCATATACCAAGACGACGACTACACGAAAATGTATGTAGCTTGGCAAAATTCGCTTGGGTGTTGGGACTTCCAAACGTTCAGACTAAGGCACGACTATGCAGACACAATAAGCCGCAAATCCTTCGACCAAGTGGCCGGCAATTGGAACACGGCAGACGCGGCACAAGACTTTGAGTATAGAGGCACACAAGGTGGCACTCGAATAGCACGAGTTGACGCTACGCAAGAACTAACAGCAACTACAGACTTGCTACAAGATGCAGACGTAGCCGTTCTCGAAACTTTGATGCTGTCGCCACAAGTCTTTTTAATATCAGCCGCTGATGGATTAGGCGTTACACCTATAACAGTTACCGACACAGGTTACGTGAAGAAGCGTCGCGTTAACGATCGTCAACCGTTCTTGTATCAAATCAAATTCAAATACGCAAAACAAAGGCCAACAACAAAAGGCGGAACATTTAGAGGCTTGTCATAATGATTGAACTTGTAGCATACGAACAAAAGCCAGCGTCAGCTAACGCGGTGCATGGCAAACAACACGTCCTTGACTTAGCAAATCCGGGCGCAATTTCTTTGACTTACGAAGTAGGAAGAGGCGATAACGTATTAGGTCGATTTAGCCCGTTCTCGCAGACGTTTAGGCTTCCCTTCTCAAATACTAACTCCGAATACTTTGGGTACTATTACGACGTTAATATTCAACCGACGGCCGTTCAAAGTACGCAAGTAGCAAGATTCAACGTTCACCAAAAGTGCTACGCAGAAATAAGAGTAGACGGTGTACCGATTATATGCGGATCGCTACAGCTTAAAAACGTACACACGAAGACCGAAGAGTTCGAGGTTGCGGTGTTTGGGATGGAAGCTAACATCTTCCAAGAGCTAAAAGACAAGAAGTTGATTGACTTATTTATAAGCTCTACAAACGCTCAAAATGTAGACTATGACGTTGCACTAAACGCGACCAAGATTTCGGACTCGTGGACGCTCTCAAATGACGTTACAGAGGGTTCGGTTGGCAACGGAGTCATTATATTCCCATTAGCCGACTACGGGTTAGCAGGTGAGTACAATTTCTTGCACTACGAAAATAACCAATACGGAACAGGCGGATTAGCAGAAGACAACTTTCTGCAACCGTATATGTTCAAGCCTGCAATAAAAGTCGCGCACCTATTTGAAGAGATAGTAAACCAAGCCGGGTACACTTTAGCGTCTAACTCGTTTTTAACGTCTGACGCTTGGACAAAACTGTACATGACGTTAGGCAACCAAAGAGAATCCGTTGCAACGCGTGGTGTACTTGGGTTGTGTGTAGCAAGCGACCAAGCAACGGTTCACACGTTTACAACAGTAGGTGGCGAATCTGAGTGGCTAACACCCGTCCCACTAAACGACGACTCTGGCGTTGGTGTGAGTAGTAACCCGCCGGCACTATTTGACGCGGCTGACAATTGGAGTACAACGGCCTATGAGTTCACCGCACCGGCAACAGGCTACTATTACGGACAGCTAAACATTAACTACACTGCAACCTACGTAGGCAACTATGGTGGACAAATTGGCTACGGTGTTTTTGGGCCGAATGGTGGTTCAGTAATTGCGGCAGGCACTAACGGTTTAGTAGCAGCAACAGCCGGAACACACGATGCCCCGGTCTTAGACTTTGAACTATTTCTTGAAGCAGGTCAGACAGCACAAGTAACAATGCGTGCCGTTATATATAATAACACAGGCGGACAGAGTATAAGGCTAAACGGCGCAGGTACTTTCTTAACTGTCTACGCAAGCCAACTTACAAACGGTATTGCTTCGATGCCGCAAAATATGCCTGATATGCAACAGGTAGACTTTGTTAAGGACTTGTGCGAACGCTTTAACCTTTGTATTGTAACTGATCCACAAGACGCACAAAATTTACAAGTGCAACCTTGGCAAGACTATATAAACGACGGCTCATCAAAAGACTGGACAGATAGGCTCGACGCTTCAAAAGAATTTACGATAACCCCAACCGACTCAATCCGTAATAAGTTCATACACTTTGAAGACGCTCTCGGTGAAACGTTAGACAACGCTAAGTTTCAACAAGCTAACGACTACGCAATTGGACGCTATCGCGACGAGGTAGGCTTAGACTTTACTTCGGGAACGTTATCGAATCAGCCACAGTTTGCGCCGTTTTTAGTTACGCCAATACCTAAAATAAGCAACACCGACATCTCGGAATATCCAAACGTTGTAATTCACAAAGGTTACGGAATAGACACAAATGGGCCTCTCTCAAACGCAATGCCGAAGTTGTTTTACTACAATGGACTAAAAGCAATAGACGCGGGCCACTATTTTAAAATCGGGACAACGTCGTTTACTTCTTATCCGCTTTGTTTACCTTTCTACAATAACGGCAATAACATTGCAAGCGATTCGCCATTGTTGTTATGGGATTGGCAACCGATGCCGGCTATGAACAACCCCGTCTTTGGTTCTACGCCAAGTTCAGAGGGTTACTTTGCAAGATATTGGCAACAGTTTTTAATGGGCATTTATAGCGACGAGGCAAGGCTTGTCAATTGCTCTATGATGCTATCGGCTGACGACATATTTAACTTTCAGTTTAACGACGAAATAAGAATAAAGAACACGCCATACCGCGTGCTTAAAATAAGCAACTACCAACCGTTTGCCGACGTTCCTACAAAAGTTCAGTTGCTTAAAAAGTTGGATGCGTTTAAAGCTCAAAACATAGTGCAACCCGATCAAGAATGCGACCGTGAAGTTACGGGATTCTTGCAAGATGGCACGGTTGTCTTCACCGATACAACAGACGGCACTACGTCAAGCGGAACGGAGAAGT